TACGCCATCGGCACTGATCTCGACGCTATCGCCTCACGCTATCCCGGTGGCGTGCCGCGATTGCCGGACGAGAGCGACGATCGTTATCGCCGTCGCATCTGGTTGTCGCCTAACACCTTGTCGCCGCACGGTACTGCCGAGGCCTATGAATTCTGGGCGATGACTGCGCTGCCTGCATTGCGCGATGTCACTGCCACACGCTCGGTGCTGTACGACTATTATCCAACTATCTTGATCACCTGCCTGATGGAGCTGCCGGCCAGTCCGACACCGAGCGACGAGCAGCTGGTGCGAATTCGATCCTACATCCAGACCCTGTCGCGGATGGGGCTGACCGATGTGATCTCGGTCAACCCGCCCAAGATCAAGGATATCAACTACAACGTTGGGGTCTGGTTGTATCCCGGCGCCGTTCCGGAACAGACATTGGGCAAGATAAACGACAATTTGCATCAGCTGGTCGAGGATCAGTACTGGCTCGGCCACGATCATAGCCTGATGGCGATCAACGCAGCCTGCAATCTGAGCGGCGTGCATCACGTCAACATCATCGAGCCCGTCACCGATGTGTTCGTACCGCTGGACTGGGTAGTAAGGGTCAACAACATAACTGTCACCATGGCGGGGCGCGGATTGTGAGTGACATCGTCACCGAAGGCGTCATCGCCAATCCTGGCGCCAAGCTGCTCTATCGGGCGGCGTCCGGGCTCGAGAAATCGATGGCCGATGTCGATGGCGAGCGGCTGATCGGTACTTATGCCGAGATCATCGCCGATCAGTGGGACCCGTACAAGATCAGCTACAACAATCTGCCTTATCTCGGCTACGCCATGGGCGTGCTGTTGTGGGAGGAAGGTTGGAGCGAAAGCACACAGCGCGAATGGACGGCGCGTCAGTTCGAATTCAAGAGCCTGCGCGGCACGCAGGCCGGCATCGAGATGGCGCTGAACTTCACCGGTCGCGATTTCACCGGTGGCTACAATATTACGCAGGCATTGCGACCGCCGCAGGGATTCTTTGCCTCGCCGTCGTTGAGCAAGGAGGCTTATGACTTCTGGATTCATCTGATGCCGGAGATACGCATCACCTTCTCTGAGGGTGTCGGCTGGGACGGCGTCGATGTGCTCTATGTGCAGGCTGGCGGCGTCAATGATTTTGTCGGGCTCGATGACGGCGAGGCATTGCATGGCCGCAAGGCTTTTCTGCGCATCAAGGGCAAGGACACTCCGCTGCAGATTTACAGTTTCACCAAGACCATCAACGGCGTGCAGAGCATAGACTACGAACGGGTGGCGATCCCTGGATTGGCGGGTCCGGCCTATATCGGTACCGAGGATTTTGTCAATGATGAGCAATTCGTCTGCGCCGAGACTATAGTGCCGCAACTGGTGACGATCAGGATCGACGGCAGCTACAATCACGAGGAAAGCCAACTGCATCTCGACACCGTGCTGCCGGGCCTTGATCCGATCGATGTCAGGTATGAGCGCAATTCGGATGTTGGCTGGGGCAACTCGTTCTTTTTCGTCAATGATTGGGCTGATCACCGCAACCTTGTTCCGCAAGAGCATCCGGCGCATCCGATCGATATTCTGCCGGAGGTGCCGGGCAAGCCTGCGCATCCGATCTTCATTCCGCATCCGCCGGGCGAGCCGCCGGGCGTGCCGACGCATCCTATCGTCGGGTGGACGCCTTATGGCGATCCGGTGACGTTCTTTGCCGACGCTGGTTACGACGCTGCTCGCATGATGGCCGACCGGGTATTTCTCTACGACCCTGATATCATCGGCATGATCACCGGCGGCATCTCGTATGCCGGTGTCGATTATGCGTCATGGCCCGCCTACACCGCCGACCTGATGATTGATCTGCATACCAAAGATGCGGTGTGGAGCTGGTTCGGCGATGAAGGCTTTACAACTGATGACAATTATTTCGCCAGCAAAGTGCAGCTGCAGGATTTCAATCGCGCCTGTAGCGCCGTCGTCACCGCCCAGGCGCTGCGCGATCGGGTGCGAACCGCCTACGACCCAACCCGCCTGATTGAACTGCGCGAACGTGCCTTCACCGAAACCACGATTGATCAGCAAGTGATCAATCTACTCTGATAGGGAGTGCTGTTAATGGAGCGGAAAGTCAACGTCCAAGACTGGCAAAAGATAACCATAGAAGACTTCAACAATTTCGGCCTCTTCCCGCGATCCTCCTTCGATCACATCGTCGGCGACACCATCATCCCGGCCATGGCCTTTACCGGGTTCACCGTGGTGCAGACCGCGCCTGCTGTCATTACGGTCGGCAATGGCCGCCTCTATCATGCTGGCCTTGTGTTTTACAATGACAGTGAAGGCGGCGCCTCGATTGATCTGCTCGGGGTGCTGCCAGTGGTGACGCGACGCTACGTCGGCATCGTGGCATGGGGACAGGAAATCCAGACCGATACCGAGCCACGCACCTTCCTGACCGATCCGGTGACGCGCGCCACGGTGGCGCGCGTGGTGTCAACTGAAAGCCGACGCTGGGCCAACATCTCCACGGTAATCGGCGCCGAAGGGCCGGACCCGGTGCGACCGGCGATCGCCTCCAATACGTTGGCAGTAGCGTGGATTCTGCTGGACACTACCGGCATCGTTTCCATCCAGATGGAGGAAATGAACCGAGCGCCCAACGTCGCTGACCTCGACGCGCGGATGAACGAGAACGATGCGTGGCGGGTACGCACTTCGTCACGGATCGACACGCTGGCGACCGATCTCGCAGCATTGGCGGCTCGTCTTGCTGGCACTGCTTCGTTGAAGTTCACGCTCAGGCTTGGAGCCGACATCGCTCGGATCAAGGAAAGACTTAATTTGCCGGATGATTACACGGCGTGGGGCGCCGATCATTTCTTGACTGACGATGAGAGCGATATTCTCAATGTCGATTATCTCGCCAAGGTCGAGGAGGGCATCCGGTTCGCGGACGCGGCGCAACGCGACGCTCAGTTCGCACTGCTCAACCCGCTCGATCCAGCGGTGATCAATCAGGCCAATTTCGTGCTGCCGGTCTATCATCAAGTCGCGCGGCTGGAGGTGCTCGGGCAGGACAGCGAGCTGTCGATTGCGCAGTATCAGTTCCAGACCATTAGTTGGGAGCTGTGCACCAAGACTCGTACTCGTCTTCGTTGGGGTATGGCGTTCTATGTCTGTTATAACGGCGTCTGGTGGTACGCGCCATCGGGTCAGGACTGGCAGACCTCGGCCGGCAGCGGCGATAGGCAGAATGGCGGTGGCGTTGGCGGCTTCACACCGAACACCGATCTAATCTATGATCCGATTCGCAACATTCTGACGCGCGGCGACGAAACCTTCCAAATTCTCGATGTGCAGGACACCCCGAACCATACCATTTTACGATTGGCGCAGTTCTGGGTCGATGAAATCATCGACAGCTATTACTGGCGGCAGATCGTCACCATCGAGGGCATCAATGGCGCGATAGTGTCGCAGAGTTTTCTCAACTCGCAAGGCGGCTGGTTGACGTCGATTGATACGTTTTTTACCAGGATTGCCGACTCTGGCGACGTCCATATGATTATTTGCGAGTGCAACGTCACCGGCGCTCCTGATTTCCAAAGAGCGATAGCGCGTTCGACTGTCACCGCTGATCTGTTGCACCCGGCGCCGAATCCGACGCGTTTCGAATTTCTCCCGACCTATCTCGCCAAAGGCGGTCGTTACGCCTTTGTGTTTCAGACGGCGGGCAATCATTTCGTAGCATTGGTGCACGACAACAAATTCGCGCAGGGCTCACTGTTCACCTCGACCGACGGGGCGTGGGCGGCTGGCGATCTGACCAAGGATATGGCGATGCGACTCAACTTCGCCAAGTTCGAGGCCACCAGGGCCGAGGTACAGCTGATGTCGCTAGAATTGAACGGCGGCATTGCAACGGTCGATCTCAATTATGATTCAACCCGGCCGCCCGGCACCACGGTCTCGTTCGAGGTACAGACGATGGGCAATTGGGTGCCGCTCGGCTACTACGACAACAATCCGTTGTTGGGTATACCGCCACTGCTGCCGTTCCGTGTCCTGCTAGTCGGCACCACCGACGAAATGCCGGGTATCGGCGTCGCCGCCAATTCGCGCGCGCTGACCGGGCGACCACGATCGGATTTTCGGCACATCTCGATCGCGCGCACGATGCCGACAGCGGTCAACACCGTGTATTGCGACTTCCGCCTGGAGCAGTGGCGCGGCGCTCCCTATCACAGCTTCACGCCGACGCTGTTGACAGGCGCATCCTACGCCGCCGTATGTCCACCAGCGATTATCGAGGACGAGGTGGCGCCGGATGACCCGATGGCGCTGATCCGACGTTGCACGTGGGATTTGGCGGCACTCGGTGGTGTCGAAGTCATGGCCTATAAGATCAGAACCGAAGGCACCACCGACAACGTCCTGGCTAGTTTTCTGGTATCCGAACGTGTCGACATTGGCGTCTACATCTAGAGACCAGGGAGAACAACAACATGGCGACCGAGCGATTTCCCAATCGTAACGTCAACATTCCAATGGACCCGAAAGCGGTCGAGGCGGCACGCGAGCGCGCCAATCCCGGTTATCCTGGACTGCGTTCGGTCGGGGCGCCGGCTCCGGCCACGGCTCCGGCAGATAACAAATACGGCAGCAAGCGCATGGTGCGGCCCGGCGAGTGGATCGACGATCGCAGCCTTAAGCTTGGCGGACCGCCATCACCGTCCAAGGACTCACCGCCGCCGCTCATTAAGCGAGGGCCGGTGCCAGCGTCCTATGATGCGCACAAGGTCTATGACATCAAGCTGTTCAAGTCGGTGTCCTATGCCGGACGCAATCTGTCTCCGGCGTTCAGCTACAAGATGGCCGGTCATGTTGCTGAAAAAATTTCAGCCAGTATCCTGTCGGCGGTCGAAGTCGGCGGTGCGCCGGTTGCTGCCGATGCGCCGCCCAGTGAAGGGTAAATGATCCATGGCGCTGAAACGACTCGATGAGGAGTTTGAACTCAAGCCGGGCACCCAGCTGCTGCCCTACATGAAGCGATTGCTACCGTCGCTAGAAGGGCGGTTTCAGGATTTGGAATCCACCGCCAAAAGCCTTGAAGGTTTCCTGGGAGACATCCGCGCCGCCGCTCTGATACGGATGAACGAGATACTGATCCCGGCGACTGCTGATATCATCGCGGTCACCAAGCTCGGATTTCTGTTGGCGCCGATCGACGGTCTGGTGCTGCTGTCGCTCGGCGATATTTCTTTTCAGATCGAGATGGGCGCGCAGCAGGTGACCTTCACGCCGTCGCCTTATCTGATCATCGAGCACTCGCCGGATGATTACGCCATCGCGCGGCTGATCTCCTATGAGCAGAAGCTCGGTATTCTAGCGGTGACGATCACGGCGCTGCATGGCAATGCCGGACCGTGGGATGACTGGATGGTGTCATCAACACCGGGCATGGCGGATTCCACCAAGCTGTATCACGACGAAGTCGGGCCGTGGCGCGACGAGGTGGCGGCGAACACCAGCGAAGTACGGATTTTGCATCAGGAAATTCTCGACGCGGCACAGGCGCTGGAAGATGCCGGGCTCGATCTCTACAACTACATCCGCCGCGACGGCACTGTTGATTTCACTGGTCCGCAGAGAGCCCTCGCGCCTCCTGTCAACTCGAACGATCTGACCTTACCGACGACGGCGTGGACGCGGGCGCGCATCATCGATTACACAGCTACGGTGGTCAAGCGCTCGGGCGACACCATGACGGGCGCGCTGACGCTGGCGGGGCCGCCGGCCGCGCCGTTGCATGCTGCTTCCAAGGCCTATGTCGACGCCGTGCTGGGTTCCGGTGGTACCGTCACCATCAAGACCGTCAATCCAACGCTGCAGCTGCAATCGACCGATACTGGACAGCATCGGGCGATCGAGGCTATCGGACCGCAAGGGCTGCGCAAATGGGCGCTCGATCTCGCTGATGCCTCCCTCGAAAGCGGCGGCAATGCCGGGTCGAATTTCATGTTGCTGCGCTATGCCGATAGCGGCACTTTGATCGACGCGCCGTTGACGATCGCGCGTGCCAGCGGCGCGATGACGGTGAAAGCGCTGAGCTACAATGGCGTCTTCTCTGGTGTCGGCGACGCCGACCTTATCGGCGACATCTCGATCCATCGTGCCGCAAACCCGAGCACCGGAGCGCTGTTTTTCAATCAGGCGAAGAGCGCCTATCATCAGTTCGACGGCAGCAAACATTTGCTTGTTGGCGGCTGGCTCGATGTCAGCGGCGACGTCAATGTTCAGCATCTCAGCAGCTACAGCCTCAACACCAACGGTTATCCGGCCACGGTTGGCGACCTGATCAGTCATGGCGACGTATCGGTTGACGGTACGATCACCACGCAAGGCCTGACGCTCGTGGGAGCTGGGTCAAACATGATCAAGCTCACGGACCAGGACTGGGGTCCGATGTACATCCACCACAACAACGATCTGATCGGGTTTCTTTCCAATAGCGCTGGCTGGGTGATGTACACCACCAATGCTGGCCATGTTTGGACGCCGCAATACGGATGGATTCACGACTATGTCAACAACACCGCCAGCAACTATGCGTGGGACGCCGCCAACTATCGCTACAATCAGCTGGTCTCGACCGTGCGCTGGGTCCATGTCGGCGATATAGGTATCGGTGCTTCTCCTAACATAATCGAACCTTATGGTGGTTCAGCAGTAACCGGCTGGGCCAGCTCCCGAGGGGGATACCTCGATTCTTTTCGCTTTCGTCAGTTTCAGATCATGATTGCAGGTGGCTGGTACGCATCGGGGTACGCATGATGGATATCATCGACCATGGCGACTGGGTGCCGTACCGGCCCGAGAGTCATCCACTGCTGCGCCACAACGTGTTGTTCTGTAAACGCGTCTCCGACGGCATCGACTGGTACAAATTCCAGCGCCAGGATGACTTTCTCACTTCCACCACCGTCAAGATGACGCTGCTTGAAATTAACGGCGAGTGGACCGTGCAGGCCACTCAGCGCGACGGCTCGATGATCTGGCCGCTCAACAATAAATTGATCGAGCTGAATATCGATGGCGATCACGAAGTATATCGCCGTCGACGCTTCAACATCGACCATCGTGAGTTTTACGCGCCGGTGCCGAGACCTGTCATGCGCTCTGATCTGCTGATCGAGATGCACTACGCTGGTCTGCTCGAACCTTGGCAGAAGCAGGTGCAAGACAGTGATATCGTCATCCAGCTGTCGCTCGGCGCCGAGCGGCCAATGACCGAGGATGACGCGCAGGTCAAGACAGTAGCCGATAAGCTGGGCTGGAACCGCGAGCAACTGAAAAAGCTGTTCGACGACGCACGCAAACGGATAGGAAGCTGACATGGCTGACATAGCATTCTTCGAAGGGCGGCAGACCACGCAGATTCCGCCAGCGCACGAGGTGACGCCGCAGGCCAACCTGCGCATGATGGCGATGCGGATGGAATGCAATCCGGTCGGCCAGATCGTTGTCACGCCGATCATTCAGGACCAGAACATCGGAGACTACATCCGCGAGCTGCGCATCTTCTCGCTTCCGGCTACAGGCGCAGAGCCGGAGCTGCTGCTGTCGGTGCGGTTGCACGCGCTGACGGTCAAGCAGCTGGAAATCGTGACGCCGCCGAGCGCGTTCTAACTCTCTTTCAACTTTCAAACAGGAGAAGACACAATGGGTGATCCAGTATTTGGCATTAGTATACGTGTAGTTGATGAAGGCGCACGTCCGGTTCTGGCCGCCGATCTTTCCACCATCGGTCTGATTGGCCCGGCGCCGCTGGCCGA